CATCGATCATGCGAGCATTGTCGTGTCGCTTGCCACATGCGTAACAGAGTGATCCGTCGCCCATGCTGTCACCCTCTCAACGTATTCTGAGAACTGCTCTTTGTTCAATCCTGTAGTTGACGGCTCTTGTTCTATCAACTCACCCGTCGGCAGCTCGATCATCCTGCCTGGCAAAAACAACGTCTTGAAGTAGATGTGCCACGTATCCCGAGAGTGAGACTTTCCACCCGGCATTACCTGCTCGCTGATAGATTGCAGCAAGGCCCAATAGAAGGCGTTCTGGGCGTTTGTTCTGTTGGCTGGCTCTATCCGTACCACCCAGCCTATTTTCGCGGCTCTTAGGGCCTCTAAAGCGGTCTTACGGTGGGCTTCTGATTTAATCTCGAAGATCATAGTTCCACCTCCTTTACCTGCCAGCGGTTGCCATCTTTGTACCAACCATGCAAGACAATGCGCCAGCCTGAACGCAACATCTCAGGGTAGGCTTCAGCATCCTCGATCTTGTGCCTGCGAGACGATAGGTTGTCTTTAGAAGTGACCTGTACAGCTACCGTCTCACCGTTGCCGATTGCCAGCAGATCGATACAGCCGAACAAGTCATGTTTACGCTTAGTAAAAGCGTTGTAGTGCTCAACGAGGGCCACTTGATAGCCCTGCTCAACTAGCAGAGCTTTGCTTTTCGGGGTGAGACTGATCGGCATAGTCGGGCCTCAGAGTGGTAAATGGAATGCCTGTTACGTCCTCGATCTGCAATGCCCTCTTGAGTGGGATCTGCTTCTTCCACCCGTACATTGCCTGCCGAGAGACGTTGAGCTTGTCGCACAGTTGCTGAGTGCCGCCCATCATTGCTGCTGCAAGTTTCAGTGCTTGGTCTGGTGTCATATGAACCTCCTTGGTACAGTATACACCTCCTTGACACAACGTCTATAGTTTTGGTCTATAGGTTGTCATTCTGCTATTAAAATATTTTCGTTGCATTACTTTTTGAGAAGCGTAGAGTTGCTCCTGTAGCACAACTAAACGGAGATAAACATGTGGATTGCAGAAGACGTAAGCGAAGAACAGGTGTGCGGATGGGAGCAGCAAGACCGCGAGCAAGAGCGTCAGGAGTACGAAGTACGTACCTGGCTGCGGTCAACAGACATCGAAACCATCCACGCGATTTTTGATGTTGTATGCGGTGGATCTGATGAGGCAATCGAGCTGTATGACAAGGCTTTTAAGGCTGTGTTGTCAGGCAAGACTTTCGACCTGCGTGACGAGATCCTGCCGATGCTGCTCGATGAGTACAAATTCTGGAGCGAGGTAGCCTACAAATGAGCCTAATCAAATACGCGATCTTTGTAGCTCTTGGCGTGATGTTAGGGATAACCCTAGTAGACATGTCGGTGGGTAGCGAGTCAACTATCAGGAGTTTCTTGTGGCATCTATTTTGAACCCGGATTTCGTTTGGATACCAGCAGCAGCAACAAACGTGATGGAAACATGGAGGCGGCATGGCTGGGTGCCACCATCCGAACAACAGAGTTATCAACAGAAATGGAAAGGTTTTAAGAATGGACAAGATTTCAGCAGCACTGGTGAAAGCGCAGAAGGCATTCGGCCCAGCACTCAAGTCATCAACAAACCCGCACTTTAAGTCGCGTTACGCAGACCTAGCCGCTTGTGTAGAGGCTGTGATTGATGGACTTAACGCCAACGGTATCGCACTAATGCAGCGCACACACGAGTGTGAGACTGGTGTAATCGTTGAGACGATCTTGATACACGAGTCAGGCGAGCAGATCAGCGGAGGCAAGCTGCACGTGCCTGCCAGCAAACACGATGCCCAGGGCTACGGGTCGGCTCTTACCTATGCAAGAAGGTACTCGCTTATGGCAACCACTGGCGTGGCGGCAGAAGACGATGACGGTAACGCAGCGCCTAAAAAGCCTCAGATCAGCCTACAGCAGTCTTTAGCAGCAATGGAGGCATCAACCTCTATGGAAGCACTGAAAGCCGCTTATAAGGCCGCATTTCAAGCCCACGGCGCAAACGAGCAGATAGAAGCCATGAAAGACGCAATGAAAGCCAAACTGATGGAGGTCAAATAATGTTCACACACCCATGGCCATTTCGCAGGTCAGACCCTGAAACTAGCAAGACGCCTGTCAAGATCGAGCGGCCTAAACAGATCCATCTGATGATTCTGAAAGAGCTGATGGCAGGCCCAATGAATGCGTATGAGGTATCAGAGAAACTGCCTCACATCCTGTATCAGTCGATCACTCCACGAGCTGCATGGTTGCTGAGACAGAAACTTGTAGAGATTGACGGGTATCGCAAAGGCTCACACCGAGCACAAAGAGTCTGGAAAATCACACAAAAGGGGATCGATTATGTTCGAGCAGCTCAAGAAAGTAAGACCGAAAAAGCAGTACGACCGCCCAAACCCAGAGTTGGAACAGGCAACTAGCGATGTTCGTCGGAACTTCCCACATCTTTTTTGGAAAGAACATGAACTACACAAGCGGAGATTCTTTAACCAACCAGCTCACCCAGTGCCCTACGCTGGATATGTCCACGCTTACAAACCACTCGCAGCATCAAGAAGTGCAAAACCAGTCAAAAAAGGCGCCTAAAATGTCAATTCAAAATGTCGCATTGATGCGAGCAATCAACATCCTGAATGCAACAAAATGCCAGTTCAAAGTCATTGCTCCTGATGGCAGTCAGTACGGTGACTTACAAGTAGTGCAAAAAAAGAAGAACAAGCGCAGGTCGCCTGGGTTTGTAAAGCACTACTTCAACGTCTACAACATGAAAGTAGGTGAAGTAGCAGCTTTCAAACCTGATGGCGAAGTCATGCCAAACATGCACGAGCTAAAAAAGGTTTTAAGCAAACACCTGTATAGCCTGTTTGGAAAAGGCTCGGCTGTCTTCAATGAGGTTGATGGCACGCTTGAAATTATGAGGGTTGCATGAACCAACGCACAGACGAGTGGTTCAAAGACCGTCTAGGCCACGTAACAGCAAGTCGGGTAAGTGATGCGATTGCCGGAAAAGACACAGCTACCAGGCGCAACTATCTAGTTCAACTGGTAGCCGAAAGACTTACCGGAGAAAAGCAAGAGTCATTCACCAACGCTGCTATGCAATGGGGCACAGAGACTGAACCGCTCGCTCGTGTGGCGTATCAGGCAGAGCATGACTGGGTGGAAGAAGTCGGGTTTATCAAGCACCCAACAATCGAGTGGTTTGGAGCTTCACCAGACGGGTTTGTAGGTGACGGTCTGATTGAGATCAAATGCCCCAATACCACGACGCACCTAGACTGGAGGCTTGATGGTGTTGTTCCAAAAAGGCACCAACCTCAGATGCTGGCACAGCTCGCTTGCACAGGACGGAAGTGGGTGGACTTTGTATCATTCGACCCACGCCTGCCAGAAAAACTACAGTTGTTTGTAGTTAGATTTGAACCAGATCAGAAGGAGATAGACGCACTCGAAACAAAGGTCAAAGCATTCTTAGTAGACGTACAAACAGCAATCAACAAATTGGAGCAGTGATGGTTAAGTATGAACTCTCAGCAGCAATCGGCACGTACCAGAAAGACGGTCAAGAGAAGACCCGGTGGGCAAAGATCGGTACGGTAATGGAAACCAAGAGTGGCAAGCTGGCACTGAAGATCGACACGATCCCTGTCAACTGGGATGGTTGGGCTAGTTTGATGGAACCTCGCCCGAGGGATGACAAAAATGACATCCCATTCTGATGTAGATCATCCACCCCACTACACTGCTGGCAAGATAGAGTGTATCGAGGCTATAGAGGCTGCTACAACAGGCTTAGAAGGTCTGGAGGCAGTCTGTACAGCCAACGTCATCAAGTATGTATGGCGGTGGAAGCGGAAGAACGGCTTGCAGGATCTCGAAAAGGCTAAGTGGTACCTTGATCGACTAATCCAAGCGCAAGTTTCTCGCTCTCAATAACACGCCTCTCCCAGCCTCGGCCATACGTCTCCCAGGTTGGGAGAGACTTCATATAAGCAAGCCTCCGCGCACACAGGTCTTTTATCAACTGGTCAACAGGTTGAGCCTCTACAGCCTGCAATGTCATGCGACCTATAGCACCATCCGGGTTGGCCCCGACAGCCTCTTGTAGGAG